GATTGAGGTCGTTGTGGCAAGCCTGCCCGCCGAGATTTCGACGCCAACCGACTTGCTGAATATCGACGCCTACACCGCAGTCGTGGACCTGCAAGATATCTACCGCAACGCGCTGGTGGACTACATTCTGTATCGGTGTTTTTCCAAGGACATGAACCTGCCAGGCGCAGCACAGCGGGCGCCGGCGCACTACCAGATGTTTATGACCGCCCTTGGCATGAAGGCGCAGGGAGAGGCCGTCGCCGCCGTCCAAGCCTCGTAATCAAGGGAAGCCAGCACCATGCCGATCAACACCATCCAGCTTGGCGCGTTCCTGCCCATGGTCATGCCGCACGTCGCGGGCGTTCCTGAACCGGTCGCCACGTTCAACCTGCGCCTTGCGGCCATCGAGTTTTGCGAGCGCAGCCGCGCATGGCGGCACATCAGCCAAGTCAACCTCGACCAGCAGAACGCTACGCTGGCCGCACCAGCCTTTTCCGCCATCCATGAGATTGAATACGCCCTGCACGACAAGGTGCCGCTGGCGCCCATCCAGTTTTCCGAGATCGAGCATGGCCGCGTAGATGATTATGCCGGATCACCGCCGAAATTCGTCACGCAGGTCACGCCCAACACCGTCTCGGTCTATCCATTCAAGACGGGCTTGCTTGAGGTGTCGCTGTTCCTCAAGCCGCGCTTTGGCAACCAGTATGGCGACAACCCAGAAAACCCGCTGGAAGATGCCTTTGACGCGGTGCCGCACTTCCTGTTGACGCAACACGGCGAACCCATCGCTTTCGGCGCGCTGGCCCGCATCTTCGCAATCCCCAACCAGCCGTTCAGCAACCCGCAGATGGCGGGCCTCTACGGGCAACGCTTCAACATGGCGACCGACAGCAAGTTTTCCGCCAACCTTCGCGGCCAGCACCGCGCCGCGATCCGGTCCAAATTCAACGACTTCTAAGGCAAACACAGAATGAAGATTGCGATCGACAGCTTTAGAGGGGAGATACCGCGCACACACCCGCGGTTGCTTCCTGACGGGTTCGGGCAGGAGGCCGTGTCGATCCGCTTTGACAGTGGCGCCATGGTTCCCCTGCGCCGCGCAAGGCTTGTCCACACATTCGCCAATACCGTCACCTCGATCTACAAGCACAACGACGAGTGGCTGGGCTTCGTGTCCGACACCAAGGTTGTTCCCGGTCCGGTCGACGGAGACAGGCTTTACTACACTGGCAGCCTGACGCCCAAGATGCGCTTCGATGGCGTCGACTATGAATTGGCTCTGCCAGCGCCCACAACGGCGCCCACAGTGGCTATCGGGGGAACGCTTGATGCATTGACGCAGGAGCGCATTTTCTACGCCTACACCTACGTGACCAGCTTGGGCGAGGAAAGCGCGCCGTCGCCTCTGTCCGTGGCGGTGGAGTGGTCGTCCGCGCGCAACGTGACCGTGGGTGGCTTTGCCGCGCCGGTTGCTGACCGCCTTGTCACGGCCCGCCGCATCTACCGGTCCCAGACCGGCGCATCTGGCGACACAACGCTGTTCTTCGTGAAGGAGATACTTCTGGCGGTGACGACCTATGCCCATGACGTGGCCGCAGACCCGATGCAGGAGCCTATTCCAACTTCCGACTTTGACCTGCCGCCCGCGACACTTCAGGGACTGACCGCCATGCCAAACGGGATGATGGTCGGCTTTGTCGGCAAGGAATTGATGTTTTGTGAACCGTATCAGCCCCATGCATGGCCGATTAAATACCGGCTGCGGGTCGACTATGCTATCGTGGCGTTGTCCTCGTTTGGCTCAATGCTGGCCGTCCTGACGGAAGGCACACCCTACATCGCGCAGGGCAACCACCCCGACAGCATCGGCATGGAGAAAATGGAGAGCGGGCAGCCGTGCATATCCGCCTCTGGCGTGGTCGATCTGGGCTTTGCCGCAGCTTACCCGTCTTGGGATGGTCTGGTGAATATCTCGGCCAGCGGCACACAGTTGATATCCCGCAACCTGTTCAGCAAAACCGACTGGCGCGACATAAGGCCGGAAACCATCTTTGCCGAAAGCTATGACGGACGTTACTGCTTTTCCTACATCGCCGACACCAACCTCAACATCGGGGGCGGTGCGGCAGACACGGATTTCACCGGATCACCTGTATACAATGCGGGTGCCGCGTTTACACCGAATGGTTTGCTCATAGCAAGCGGAGGCTTTGCAAATGCGCCCGACGAGGGAAACTCGCTGGGCATCATCGACACCACCGGAGAACAGCCGTTTTTCATCCGCACCAACGCAGGAAGTTCGATAAACCCCACAGGGCTGCACATGGCAAAAAGCGAGGGCGTCCTTTATATCATTGCGGAAGGTTCGAACGTCTATGAATTTGACAGTGCGGAGTTGGGTGCATCCGTCCTGTTATGGCGATCAAAGGTCTATGACGTAGGTGCGCCGGTAAGTTTCGGTGCCTGTATCGTGGAAAGCGAAGATAGCACGACAGACCTGACATCCCTGATCACGCGCATCTATGCCAATGGCAATCTGATCCATTCATCCGCCCTTATAAACCAGCCTTTCAGGCTGCCGGGGGACCGGCTTTATGAGCGATGGGAAATTGAGGTTCAGGGGAATGTCAGTATCCGGTCGATCCGTTTGGCCGGAAGCATGCAAGAGTTGGGATCATAGCCATGGCTGGCACCGAAATCACCACGCGCCTCAAGGAGCAACTGGAAATCCTTGTGGGCTATCGCCCCCGAAACCAGCAAGACGCAGCGGTTCGCGTGAAGGACATGGAAAAAGCCTTGACTGAACTTGAAACCAAGATTCTCGAAACGATCAGGCGGGAAATGAGTCCATGAGCATAAAAGTCTTTTCGCCAGATCAAGGAGCGCGAGTAAAATGACGATCATCACACCAACAAAATTCAGGCTGCGCCAAGACACGTTGGCAAACTGGACTGCTATCAATCCAGTGCTGCAAGCGGGTGAACCGGCATGGGAGACTGACACGAATACCATGCGCGTGGGCGATGGTGTCGCGCAGTTTCTGGACCTTGTTGCCTTCCTTGCTGTAACCGATATCGACCAGATTACAGGCAATATTCTTGCTACCCTTGCGCCATTGGGCAACGATAACCTTGGCGCAACAGCCCCATCAAATCCAGTGGCGGGCATGCGCTGGCGGGACACGTCTGTCAGCCCTTCCGTTCTTCGGATCAGGAACGATGCAAATACTGCATGGCCGTTGCTCATGGCGGATAATGCCGTGACAAACGCCAAGCTGGCAAATGTGGCAACCGCCACACTGAAAGGCCGCGTCACGGCAGCAACGGGCGATCCCGAGGATCTGACCGTTGAACAGGTGCAGACCCTGTTGGAGTTTGGCGGTCTTGCAACCCAAGACATCATCGACACCATTACGGGAACCAGCGCCGAAGCGCCCATGTCGCAGCGCGCGGCCAAGGAGCATGTGGCGGGGGCGATTGCTTCGGCGGCTGGCGTCCTCACTACAATTGCGCCGGTTGACACGACCAGTGGCACGTCGGTTGACTTTACAGGGATTCCGTCTTGGGTCCAACGGATCACAATGACTTTCGTCGGTGTGTCCAAAAACAGCACGTCAAATCCTCTTGTGCAGGTTGGTAATGCAGGCGGATATGTCACTTCGGGGTATATATCGGCCAGTGACGGGCTTATAACCCCTGATGGGTTCATCGTGGAAGCGACTGCGGCGTCTGATGAACTCTATGGGACCATGACTTTGACAAAGAACGCCGCCGGGGTTTGGGTCCAGTCCCACGTCGTAAAAGTGGCTGGCGGCATAGTGTTCGTCGGTGCCGGTTCTATCGCTGGGGCCGGAACGGTTGACCGCATCAGGCTCACCACGATCAGCGGCACTAACACATTTGACAGCGGGTCTGTCGGAATAACCTATGAATAGGAGATATCATGCAAAGAATTGAAGTGAACTGCCAGACAGGCGAGCGCAGGATTGTTGATATGTCTGCTGCCGAAATAGCGCGGGCTTGGGCCAATGTCCCAGACCCCGCAACCGCACTGGCCGAAGCCCGAGCGGCAATGGTCTGCACACGCAGGCAAGGCAAGCTGGCCGTGGGGCAAGCCCTTTGGGCGCAGACAGAGGCGTTGCTGGAGGGCATGGGCGCAGACGTGCCGTGGGGCCTGCGCGTGGCTATCTATGACACACAGGAATGGCGGCGCACCGACCCCGACATGCAGGCGCTAATCTGGGCGCTGAACCTGACCGACGAGCAGGCCGACGATCTGTTCCGGCTGGCAGCAACGCTGTGACGCGCGTTGTCATGGCGGGCTATGCCCTGTCCTGCCTTCTCAATGTCGTAGTTTTGCGCAGGCCACAGGACACCAGCGCGGGCGAAAGCACCAGCGGGCGGTCCTACTGGGAAAACAAGCACGGACGCGAGGCAGGTCACTGGTCGTGGGCTTTGGGCGTCTGGCTGATTGACGCGCTGTTTTTCTGGGACCGGCAGTGGCGGGCGGGGCGCAGTGTCGCGCACTGCGAGTTGTCGGATGAACGGGACTATCTGCGGGCCAAGGAAAAGGTGCGCCGGTATGAGGCGCGCGCCGCAGAGGGCTACCAAGGGGCGGCAGCTTGTGATATGACGACCCTAACCACCCGCGCATGAAGTGCGGGGCCAGCCGATCTGATCGAGGCCCCACCATGCAGAAAACCGATATCATCCCCACAACCAACCCCGCTTTTGACAGCGATGCGTGGCGCGAAATGCGCAATGCCAAGCTGCGCGAGTGGATTGTAGACGACAACGCCATCGCCTTCATTGTGCAGTTTTTCGACTTCTGCGAGGTGATTGACGATCTATGGGATGGCGATAAGCCAGTCACCAAGGACGATCTGACGCGCATCCTGTTCGTGGTGCTGACCGAATTGCCGCTCAACCCGTTCTTCGACCGGTTCAAGATGCAGTTAATCCCGGTCATCGTCACGGGGGTCAACGCATGGCTGGACGCCAACGAGTTGGAGGGCGGCAGCGACAACGACAAGGTGTTCAGCTACGTCCTGCGAGACTGGTATGCGGAGTTGATCGCCTTCGTGATTTATCTGGTGCAGGGCCGCGACTATCTGCGCTCCGTCAGTATGGACGTGCGCCGGTTCTTCACCCACTGCGAAAGCCTTGAGCAATACATGGAGGATCTGACATGAGCGGCGGCGGCGGCAAACCACCAAAGGCCGATCCGAACATCGGGATCGCCGCGATGAAATCGGCCAAGTTGGGCGAGGACTATCTTGGCTACATGAAGGAACAGGCAGCGGTCACGAACCGATGGGCGGAAGAAGATCGCACCCGCTACAAGAGCGTGTTCCAGCCATTGCAAGGCAGCTACATCGCGGAAGCGGCAGCCGGTCCCGATTATGCCAAGGTTGACGGCGACGTTCTGCGCGCTGGCGCCGATGCCTCTGTGTCGTTTGCCAATGCGCGCGGCCAGCAGGATCGCCGCATGCAGTCTATGGGCGTCAACCCCGCGTCTGGGCGCGGCATGGAGGTCAGCCGCCGTGCCAGCACCGCCGAGGCGCTTGGCACAGCCGGTATTGCCAACAGCACCCGCCTTGCATCGCGCACGATGGCCGAAGGCAAGAACGATCAAGCCAAGGCCAATGCCATCAACATGGGGGCTGGCCTTGCGGTCAACCCCGGCACATCGATGGGGCTTTCCAACGGCGCTGCATCGTCGGGCTTCTCTGGCGCAATGGGCGGCTACGGCCAGCAGGGCAGCTTGCTGAACACGCAATTCAATCAAGAAATGGCTGGATACGAGGCAAAGCAGGCATCAAACGCCGCTCTTTGGCAGGGTGTCGGCAGCGTGGCCGGTCTTGGCATGTCGATGATGTCCTCCAAGGAATACAAAGAGGACAAAAAGCCAGCGCGCGGCGTTCTGGAAACGCTGAAAAAAATGCCGGTCGAGGAATGGAAATACAAGGACGGCATTGCGGACGGCGGCAAGCACATCGGCCCGTATGCTGAGGACTTCAAGGCAGCGACCGGCAAGGGCGACGGCAAGTCTATCGCGTTCCAGGATGCAATCGGCGTCACAATGGGCGCGGTTCAGGAATTGTCGGCCAAGGTCGATAAGCTGGCCGGTCGCGGGGTCATGTCGGGCGCAATGTCAGGTTCCGGCCCGACGCCGCGCAGCATTGCAGGAGCAGCAGCATGAGCAGTGCCGGTTCTTTCCTAAGCGGCTTTACTGGCGGTTTTGAGGGCGGCAGATCGGTGATCGACCGCCGCAAGCGCATGGATCAGGATCAAGAGCGCATTGAAATTGCCCGCAACCGGCCACAGGAATCCGTGCAGCAGGTTGCCGGTGATGGAGCGCCCATGCGACCTGTCGCGCGCGGAGAGCAGCCGCCGCAGGCCGAGGCGGATCGTGACGGGTTCATAGCCTCGATGATGCCCTATGCCATGGAGGTCAGCCAGCGCACCGGCCTTGACCCGCGCCTGATCATCGCGCAATCCGCGCAAGAGACGGGCTGGGGGCGATCCGCACCGGGCAACAACTTTTTCGGTATCAAGTCTCACGGACAGGCCGGTGGCAATAACCTTGCGACACAGGAAGTCATTGACGGCCAGACGGTCAATATCAACGACAGCTTCCGTGCCTATGACAGCATGGGCGACAGCGTTCGGGGCTATGGCGAGTTCTTGCAGGCGAACCCGCGGTATGGTGCGATGCTGGCCGCTGGTGATCTGGATGGACAGCTTGTTGCCCTTGGTGCATCGGGATACGCGACTGACCCAAACTATGCATCAAGCGTGGGCAGCATCGCGCGCAGCATCCAGATGCCGGTGCCAGCCAGTTCCAGTTCCGGCCGGGGGCGGAGCATCATGCCTGCGCAACGGACCGGCGACCAGATCATTTCACAATTTTACAAACGATAAGGAGGCGCAGGCATGTCGGGTCTGGGATCATTCATTCAGGGCGCTTTCTCCGGTTACGAGTATGGCGAAAACGTCAAGGACCGCAAAACGCAGCGGGAGCGGGACAAGGAAAACTACGATTGGACCCGCGAAGGCAGGGATCAGCAGCGCACGGATTGGGACAACGCCAATGCGACCAACGAGCGCAACCGGCGCGAACAGGCCCGCACGGACGCCGCCGCTTCCGAGGAACGCTCTGTCCTTGCCGCCGCAGGTCAGCGCGCCACCGAAAGTTTCAACACCGCGCCGACGCCGGATGCAGGGCCAGAACAAGCCCCGCTCGATGCGCAGGCAGCGATCGAGGCGACAGAGGCACAGCCAGCGCAGGTGGGTCGCAGTGTGATGATCGACGGGCCGCAGATGCAGCAGCCACCACAGCAAGTTCAGGCGCCCGTTGCCCCACAGGCCGAGCAGGGACGGCAAAGCCAGCTTGCAGAGCAGGCCGCGATGCTGGGCGAGGATATGCGCGGCTACGGCCCCGGCATGGTAGACCCGCAGGCTTACGATGCCGCGCAGAGCGCACCGCAGGGTGGCCGGTCAGTGATGCAGCCATCCAAGATGCAGGATCAGCAGATCCCCGCAGACGTTTCGGACGCGATGATTGACGATGTGTATGGGCGGCTGGGGCCAATGCCGACCGACGCCGACATGAACGCACAGATCGCGCAAGCCAGTGCAGGACAAACGCCTGCGATACAGGCACAGGTGCAGGCAGACGCAGTGGCGCAGCAGGCACAGCAGGCGCAGCAGACACAGCAGGCGGAATCGGATCGGGCGCAGCAGGCAACTGAATCTGCATCGTTCCGCCGCGCGGTCACAGCCGCGCCGCCAAGTCGGCCCGCCCCTGCACCGGCAGCAGCCATGCCCGCCGCCCCTGCACCAGCGCAGTCATTGCCCGAAGCGGCGGCGACAGCCGTTGAAGGTCAGACGGCAGAGCAGATGCACGACACAGCAGTCAACGCGCCTGTTGATCAGGGTGGCGCACCGTCCGTTGCCATCGCAGCTGAAACAGCGCCGACCGCTGGGCGTGGGGTTTTGGGCGAGGATGGACCGGTCAAGACGACCGAGGCACAGCGCACCCGCGCCGTCACGTCATTCCTCGATCACTACGCCGAAACAGCCGTGCCGGAAATCGTGCAGTTCTACGCCAGCAGGGGCGATATCGAGCGCGCCGAGGCTTTCGAGACATGGGCTACCAGTCGAGAGGCGCGGGGAACGATGGAAAGCTGGGCCAAGTCGGTTCACGCCGCAAGCATTGGCGACGACGAGGCTTTCCTTGATCACCTTGGTGATACCTTCAACAGCTTTGATGATGGCTATGAGGTGGTCCGTGACAAGTCTGGGTTTGATCGTGACGAGGAAGGCAAGATCGCAGGGGCAACCGTCACGTTCAAGAACACCCAGACGGGTGAGACGTTCGAGCGCAAATTTGAGGATCAGGCAGATATCATCGAAATGGGTATCTACGCCATGGCACCGGAACGCATCTTTGACCACCTGTTCGGCCAGCTTGCCAGCGCCAATGAAATCACCGCAGACGCATTGAAGCATCAACGGGCCGTTGATCTTGCCATGATCCGCAGCGATGGGTTGGGCGAGCAGAACACCCGCAACGCCGCGCTGATTACATCTGCCAAAAAGCATCTTTCTGAAACGAATTTTGCCACCTGGTCGCAGCTATCGACGGCTGAACAGAATGAAATGGCGCTGGAGTTTGTGCGCGCCAACCAATCGGCCGGCGCCCAGCTGGGGCAGGCTGACGCGCCGCCACCGTATCTGGGCGATTGATGGTTGCATTTTGTTCCAGATAGCGACAATACTTGCTTCAAGGTGATTTGGGTTCGACCTTCCGTTGCTACAGATCACCGTCCTTGTGTGTCCTCCTGACTTGACGGCTTGCCCTTACCCAAAGGGTGAGCCGTTTTTTTATTGCTGGATCGGCGGTAGTGGGGCAGGGTGTCGGCATGATCAGCTTCCGCACCCGGATTATCCTCACAGACGTCGCCACCGCCGCGATCGTTATTGGCGTTCACGCGCTTTACGTCGCCGCAATAGCGTTGGTGCTTGGGTCTGGTGTCTTGGGCGGCTTGATCATCGGCCTTGCTGGCGGCATCTTGGTGCATCGCTTTATGACGCGCAGCATCGACGCCGACCGTGACCGCAAGGCAAATCGGGCGCACAGCGGCCACAAATCCCGCATGGCGTCACGCAGGCCCGATCCGTTCACCGCGGACCAAGATTAATCCCCACACTCTATTTTCGCTTGCTTCCCACGGCATGCTACTTCTGATATGGATTGCAACAATGTTGCTGCGCATGATGCTTGCGGCTTGTGCTTTCATCTTCCAAAAACAGAGGTATCGCAGCCGTGGTCAAGAACGTCTTTGCACAATCCCCCGTCGATGCGGCCAACGAAACAGCCCGCAGTGTTCTTGGTGGAGCGGGTCGCACAGCCCCGCAGCGCGCCGCGCCGCCCCAAGCCCCCAGCACATATGACAGCGCCGCCTTGGCAAGCACCTATCAGGTGCCGCAGAACGTCATTGACGCCGTAGCGCAGACGTCCGGCATCCAAGACCCTGCCGAATTGGCCCAATTTGGCGACCGCTTTGCACGGACGATATCCGACCACCTGAAAAACGGCATGAAAATGAAGGACGCCATGACTGCGACCTTTGGCGAGGGCGAGGATCTGCAACCGATCCTTGATTTGGCCGTGAACCTTGCAGCCCCCCGCGATCCCGCACCGGCCCATGCAGATGGCGAACGGTCGCGTCTGGCCCAATCCTTTGAGCAGGGCATGGCATCTGCCACGGTGCGCGGCACGGACATGATGGTCGATATGTCTGCCTCGTTGGAAGAAGGCGCGCTTGGCCGCATGTTCTATGCCGCCCGCAAGAAGATCGGTCTTGATACAGACACTCCAGAGCAACGCGCGCAGGCATTGCGTGACGCACCGCGTGGTGATGGCTACATCGCGGCCAAAGAAACCCTGGAGCGCCTTGATGCCGAGGGTTTCCAGATCGCAGACTGGCGAGACGTCCGTGGTCTGGGATCGATGGTGTCCTTTGCCGCTGAAAACATCGCCACATCACTGCCACAGATGGGTGCGACATTGGCATCCGCTCCGCTGAGCGCACCACTCACAATCGCATTGCTGGGCGGTGAGGCCAACGAGGAATTGAAAGAGCGGACCGACCTTTCCGAAGCTGACCGCGTTGCAGTCGCGACCGGTGCAGGCACCCTGATGTGGGGTCTTGAGGTATTCGGTCTGGCAAAGGTGTTCGGCCCATTATTGCCGGGTCAGGTTGCAAAAAAAGCCTTGCGCGGCGAGTTGGCAGATCATCTTGTGCAGGGTGGCATCAAGCGCAGCGCCGCCCGCGTTTTGCAAGCCGCGGTTGCCGAAGGCAGCACAGAAACCATGCAAGAAGGCATTGTCATGGCCGCGACTAGCGCGTCTGGCGGTGAGTATACCCGCGACGAGGTAATGAAGCGCCTGACAGATGCTTTTGTCGCTGGCGGAGCAGCCGGTGGCGGTATCCGCGCCGGTTTGGAGCCAGTCGAAGCCGCGCGCGACAAGGTGTTTGGCCGAGGCGAACCGGCAGCCGCAGGCCCGACCGCAACTCTGGACGAGGTTCTTTCCGCAGCAGAGGCCCGCTTCAACGAGCTGACGGCGAAGGCGACGGGCGGTCAGACGATGGACCCCGAAACCGGCGAGGTTATTCGGACCAAAGGCGCAATTCTGACGGCAGAGGAAAGGGCCGAACGCGACTTCCTTGGTCAGAACATGAGCAACCCCGATGTGCTGGCGCAGGCCGCAGGCGTGACGATCATCGAACCGCCGCAGGCCGAGGCACCCGCCGCAGTCGACCCGCAGACGGGCATGCCCCCGCAATCACCCAGCGCCGTTGTCCCTGCACCGGAAGCGCCGCCCGCTGGCCCCATGAGCCGCGCCGCGATGGCGGCTGGCCCACAGACGCGCCCTGACCTGAAACCGGACAGCAAGGTTCGCATTGCCATCCAAGGCGGCAACCCTGTCGAAGCCGTGTTCAAGGGCGAGAGCGGCGGCAGTCTCAATCTGGAAGTGAACGGAGAACGGGCGATCATCAGCCCCGAAATGATGGCGTCAGGCCAGTTTGAAATCACACCAATCGACGCACTGGCCGAAGCGGCAAGGCCCGAGGCAACCGGCCTTGAGGATCTGGGCGAAGTCGCGGGCGCTATGGGTGGCAACCTGCGCGATATGCTGTTTGCAAAGGTCGAGTCAGGCGACACGACAGAGAACGGCGCAGCATCACCGATCTTGCAGATGGCAAAGCTGATCAAGACCAACGGCGGAACAGTCACCCGCAACGATCTGGACGCGATCAACACCTTGACAGATGAAGTCATGGCTCTGCCGGTGGATAAGCGCAAGGCGGCCGCACTGGAGCGCGCAAAGGGCTGGACGCCAGCACCGGCACCAGAGGCAGCGCAGGCCGAAGCAGCCAAGCCCTACAAGCCGCGCGAACCCAAGTTGATGAAGCGGCCCATGACGACGCAGATCAAATACATCACTGGCGGGATTGATCCAGGCGGCAATGTTGGGCTTGAACTGAAAGCGCGCGGGATCACAGCGCAGACGCACCCCGGCCTATTCCGCATCGGAGGCCGCAATGATCTGGACAACCTGCCGGAATCGGAATGGCGCGAGTATGGGGCCGCCGTTGAACTGGACGGAAATGGCTATGTCAGCCAGCAGTGGATCATCGACAGCATCGAGGCCGAGGCGCGCGGAGAGCCTATCCAGAACACTGAACAGCAGGCGTTGCAGCAGATCCGCAATGCTAAACTGGAGAAAGACGATTACGAGGACCAGCTTGCGAACGGAACCGTGCGCGAGGACGTGGCTCCCGCGCCACTGCCGCCGATGGACCGCTTCTCATACATCGATGAAGCCAGCCGTGGTGACATGATCGACCGGGAGATTGCCAAATTCGAGCAAGACACCGGCATGACACTGACCGGCGCCGAACGCGCCTTTGTGACGCTCAATTTCACAGAAAATGAATACAGCATCGAGGATAGCATGTATTCATTCGGCCAACAGCAGATTGACGAGGGGTATCTTGATGAAATCGACCGACCAGAAAACAACGTCCCGTTCGGGGACGAGCCTGACGCCGGAACAGCGGCGCGCGATATCGAAGGAGAGCCGGAAGAAGGCGCGGGCAGTGATCAACGACCCCGCAGCCCCGCCGGAACTGAAACAGCGGTCGATGCGGATGCTCAAAATGATGAACGCCCTGGACCGCAGGACGGCGCCGAAAGCGTAACGCCGCCCGCGACCGAGCAGACACCCGAAGGTGAGCAAACACTGATCGAGGGCGTGAAGCCCGTCACCGACCGCGACCGGCTGGAAGCGCAGGCGAAGAAGCCCAAGCGCGGCGGCGATGCTGCAACGGACTTTGGCCTGTTTGACACCGGCGCGCGGGACCAGACCGACATGTTCGCGGATGGCACTGCCCCAGCGGCCAAAAAGCCCACAGTGCCAGAACCGAAGCTTCAAGACGGCTGGCCAAACACGCTGATCAAATCCCGCCATGCGGCCAAGCAGGTCGGATTGACCAGCGAGGCAGTCGGTGACGCATGGTCGAACAAGGACGCGCTGATTGCCGCCGTTGATGCGCGCCTGAAAGTTCTCGGTTTTCCCGATCTGGTGTCGCAGTTTGCCAAGCCCGAAAACAGTCGCCCACCAATCGGTTCGCCAGAATACACGCTGATCGACGCCATGAACGACCTGATGGACATGCAGGCCGAAGAAGCCGCGCAGGGCATGATTACTGACGGCCGCTTGGGATCAAGGATCGACGGGCAAAAGGCTCTGGTCAAGCGCATGCAGAAGGAAGCCGATGATCTGGCCGGTTCCGTGGCCGAGGCAGCATCAGATGCCGACCCGACGCCGACCGAGGGGCAGAAGGAAGCCGGAAACTATCAGCTTGGTCACGCGATCTGGAACGGGCTGCACCTGTCCATTGAGAACAAAAAGGGCAGCACCCGCAGCAAGACGACGCCAGACGGCAAAACCGCTTGGTCAGTCGTGATGCCTGCGCACTATGGCTACTTCAAAATGACCAAGGGTGCGGATGGCGATCACGTCGACTTCTACATGGGCGACGTGGAAACGTCCGACTATGTGATGTGGATCGACCAGGCAGATGCTGAAACCGGCAAGTTTGACGAACACAAGATCATGGTGGGGTTCACATCGCGCGGTGCGGCGCTGGCCGCATACCGTGCTGGGTTCAGTGATGGCAAAGGCAACGACAGGCTGGGCGGGTTCTTTGAGGGCGATGTGGCGCAACTCAAGGCATGGCTGGAAAGCACGTTAGATTCCACGCTCAGCGCCAAGAAGCCCGTCAACGGCGCACTCACATTCCCGTTCAAAGAGAAGCCCGTTGCAGCCGCCCAGATCGAGGCAGCAAGCGAACCCAAGATGCCAAAGGGTTATATTTTGGGTAGTGTTGTAAAGCTATCGAAGTCGCGGGCAGAAATGTCGGCTGGCGATGTTGACGCCAGCAGCGGTAATTGGGTGGAGGGCGATTACAAAGCAGTCATTTCAAGAGATAATCCATACTCGGTGGTTGGCGGATACGGCAAGACCCGCAACGAGGCCATTCAGGACGCCGTAAAACGCGCGCTGCGCAAAGAACCAGATGCACCAAAAAGCGATCAGGCAAAACCGGCCGCGACTGGTATCCTTTCCGGCTTGTCGCAGGCAAAGCAGGACCGCGCCGCCGAGTTGAAAAAGCGGCTGGCCGACAAAGCCCGGACCCAGACCAGCAGCGGGCTTGATCCTGAATATATCACGCTTGGCGGCGAACTGGTCGCGCTCTACATCGAGGCGGGCACCAAGCGTTTCGGCCAGATGCTGCGCGACTTTGCAGAGACGACCGGCCTTTCCATGCGTGAGGCGCAGGCACCGATGCGCGACGCCTACAACCACATTCGCGACGAAATGGACCTTGATGGCAAGGACGTGTCCGACATGGATAGCGCCACCGAAGTCATGGCCGATGTTCGCGCCGCACTGGCAGAGGCACTGGCAGAGGCAGACGCACCGGCAGTGGCCCCAGAGGCAACCCCAGCAGCGACACCAGCCCCAACCGGCAACCCGCTGGCCGACAAGCTGCGCGCCTACGCTGACGGCGATCTGGTGCAGCACACGACCAAACGCGGCAGGGTCTTGTCTGGTTATATCCTCAAAGGCGTGACCAAGGACGACGCCAAGAAGATTGACGAATACACGTTCAGCAAGGATGGCGGTTTTTTCATCCGCGAGAATGACGCCGCGCAATACTTGGCCGAAGCCGAGGACGCAGCCACAGACGCACCAGCGGCGCAGCCGGAAATGGTTGGCGAAGCCTTTAGCGAGCAGAGCGAACAAAGCCAGACCAGCCAGCAGGCAGAGTCTAAACCCAACGCCATATCTGGCCCCGACACTCGCATCGAACGCCTGCGCCTTGTTGATCACTTCGCAGAACGCTTGCTGGCTGGTGATGGCTATTCAACGATTGTCGTGGCCCGAAAGCAGGCCGAGTCCGTTCTTGGCCGGTCACTGACCGAAGCCGACTTGAAGATGATCGAGGAATCCATCGAAAGCGGGATCGTGAAGGCAGCCCGCGACATTGTGCGCCAAGGCAAAAATGCGGCCGTAACGTTTGACGCGCTGGTCGACCTGTATAAGCGCCAGCCCAAGCTGGCACAGCGCACGTCCACGTCCATTGAAATGCAGGCTTACTCCACACCGGCGCCGATGGCCTTTATAGCGTCGACTCTGGCTGGTATCGCACCAGACAGCACCACGACCGTCTACGAGCCGACCGCCGGAACGGGCATGCTATTGATGAACGCGGAACCGGCCAACATCACGGCCAACGAGTTGCAGACTTCGCGCATGGTGTTGCTATCCAGCATCTATGCCGGTGCCGATCTGCGCAACGGCGATGCAATGCTGGATACCCCGCCGAGCGGTGTCGATGTGGTCATTGCCAACCCGCCGTTCGGCAAGGTCAAAGACGCCGATGGCCGCAACAAGGAATGGGGCTTTGAGGGATCGACCGGCACGACGACCGAGGTCGACCACGCCATTTCCATGCGCGCACTATCTGCGATGGCCGACAATGGCCGCGCCGTTCTGATCGTCGGTGGACACCAGGGGGATGCCGACGCGCGCAAGCAAAGCTATCGGACTCCGAAAAACCGTGCTTTCTGGAAGAAACTATACGATAATTATAATGTGACCGAGCATTTCACGCTGGATGGTGGGCTTTATTCCCGTCAGGGCGCGGGCTGGCCGGTCGATGTGGTTGTGATCGAGGGGCGTAGCGCAAGCCAAAAAGCGTTGCCTATGAAAGAAGCGCCGACCCTGTATGGCGCATGGGATGAACTGAAAGGCCGCGTCGATGGACGACTTGATAGCTTGGACCCCAGAGGGGGCCGAACCGCAGATAGCGATGGCACTGTTCAATCGCCCCAAGGGGGACTTGACGGAGGATCAGTATCTGGACGGCCTGCTACGCCGGTTCAAGATGCTGGTATCGGAGGAACGCCAACAGGGCAGCAATCCGCTGGCACAAGCGCAGGCTCTGATGCAACAGTGGGACGGCCTCGACCCACAGCGGATGGAGGACGTGCCGGAAATGCTGGTGGCGTCGGAAACGCTGCGAACCCTTCTGCCGATGCATCTGTTCCCAATTCCGGCAGCGCAAATCAAGAACAGTCTGGACGACCGGCGGCTGACCAAACAAATGACCTTTTCGGACCTCCTAACGGCGATCTACCCAACAGCGTAAATCCTGCCGTCAAGACGGTAGATCGGAACAACACCGAAGCTGAAACCGACTTTCAGGTTCAGTATTCGCCGCGCTCGAACGCGCGCTTTGCCGTTGGCACACTGGTTCCCAAGAACGTCGCAACAGCCGTGGGTCAGGCGCTGGCCAACCTTGCCGACCGCGTGGGCGATATCGATACCTACGTTGCGAAAGAGTTGGGCTATACGCTCGATGAAATGCTTGGGACCGACAGCAAGCCCGGTTTTTTCTCTGCCGAACAGGTGGACGCCATTGCGCTCGCAATCAGCAATGTGAGCGAAAACGCGGGCTTCATCATCGGGGATCAGACTGGTGTGGGCAAGGGCCGCATTGTTGCGGGCATGATCCGGTATGCGCTGCGCCAAGGTAAGACGCCGGTGTTCTTCACGGTCAAGCCGGGACTGTATGGCGACATGATGCGCGATCTGCGCGATATCGGGTCTGGCGACCTTCTGCCATCAATCATGGTGACGAACGAAGGGCTGCGCGCAGGCGAGGCCGTGCCTATTTCATCGAAGGCGGGCGACGTGATTTCGTCAGGCACACCGGCAGAACAGAAGGCCGCGATCAGGCACATGATCAACAGCAATAGGCTTCCCGATGGCAAGGAAGTGCTGTTCACGACCTACGACCAGATGAACACGCAGAAAGGCCAGCCGACAGACCGCATGCGGGCGATGATGGCTATTGCCGACAATGCCATGTTCATTCTTGATGAAAGCCATGAGGCTGGCGGTTCACCGGCTGGAGCGCGCAGCGCAAAGGACGCGGCAGAACCGCGATCTGTGTTCATGCGCAGGCTGTTGTCCGCATCCCCGAACGGCAAGATGTTTTCTTCCGCGACCTTTGCGAAAAACTCGACCGTCATGTCGCTCTATTCGTCCACCAACATGAAGAACGCACTGCCAAGCGAGGCGCAGCTTATCAGCGCCGTAGAGCGGGGCGGTGACGCGCTCTTGCAGGTGATCAGTTCAGGACTGGTGCAGGATGGTCAGTATGTGCGCCGTGAGCGGACATACGAGGGCATCAGCATGACGATGCAGGTGCTGGATTCCGACCCGATTTCCGCAGAGAACGGCGCGCTGGCTGTGCGTGAAATCTTCATGCTGGATAATCAGTATATGGAGGGCGTAAGAGCCGCATATATCGACAATCTGGAAAGCGAAGGCGGCGGCGGCGGCGCTGACAATGCGATTGGCGAGTCCGGTGCATCTTCCACCAACTTTTCATCGACAATGCACAATGTCGTTTCGCAGTTGCTGTTGTCGATCAAGGCAAAGGAGGTCGCAGACAAGGCGATCCAGCTTCACAAGGATGGCAAAAAGCCGATCATCGCGCTGTCCAACACCAACGCATCGATCATCGACGACTATGTGCGCGACCGCGATCTTTCGCTGGGCGACACTCTTACCGTGCCGTTCAATGAGATACTGCGCCGGTATCTGCAACGACTGCGCCGCATCACGATCAAGGACGAGGACGGCAACAAGACGCACCACTACCTGTCGGACGCAGAAATCATTGAGTTTGGCGGCGGTGTCGCATTGGACCAGATGCGCGCGACCGAACGCCTGATCGATGAATTGGACTTGGGCGATCTGCCTGGTTCGCCCATCGACTTTATCCGCGACAGGATGGCAGCCGCTGGCGTCGTCGTCGGTGAAATCACAGGGCGCAGCAAGGTGATCGAGAACGGCGTCCTATCGACCCGCAAGGGAGGTCAGGCAGAAAACAAGCGGATCATGAACCGCTACAACTCTGGTGCCGTAAATGCGCTGATCATCAACCGATCCGGCGCGACCGGATTTTCGATGCATGCGACAGACAAGGCCGACAATGACGGCAAGGTTCGTGCCATGCTGATCTTGCAGCCCGACAACAACATCGACATTTTCATGCAGATGCTTGGGCGTGTGAACCGGACGGGCCAAATCGTTCTTCCCGAATACTACATCATGGTTTCCGATCTGGCTGTTGAGAAGCGGCCAGCCGCTCTCTTGATGAAGAAGCTGGCAAGCCTGAACGCATCGACCACGGCGAACAAGAAATCAGCCGTGATGATGGAGGACGCGCCCGACTTCATGAACAAATACGGCGATAAGGTCATTCAGCAGTATTTGCGCGACAACCCCGAAGTCTCGATGGCGACCGGCGTTGATGCACCGGGAAATGATGCCTTGTCGGGCATCGCCGCAAAGCTAACCGGCAAGCTGATCATCATGGGGCCAAAGCGCACCGAGGAAATATACGAGGAAATCGAGGCGGCATATTCCAGCTATATCGAGGAACTGAACAGCCTTGGCACCAACGACCTTGAGGCCACCGTTCTTGATGTCGATGCGCGCACCGACACGTCCGAAGTGATCGAAGCCGGAATCGCCACCAATAGCGCGTTCGGTCAGGATACCGTGCTTGAAAAGGTCAACATGAAGATCATCGGCAAGCCATACACTGCCAAAAAGCTGGCGGAACTGGTGGACGAGAAGCTGGACGGGAAAACATTGGCAGCGTTCACCGCCGATCTGTCCAAGCAGCTTGACGAAATGTTCGCCACCCACGTTTCCGGTGACGTCGCGCGGCGGGCTGATCTGACGAAGCGATTGAAAGACGCCAAAACCGACAAGCAAAAGGACAACGCCGCCGACCTGATCCGCCGCCACGATGTTGCCGTGACCGAAAGCGCGGATCGTTTCAGGGAGGTCAAAGACAAGATCACCCGCGAGTTTGCCCCCGGCAGGCCGATGATGGTGCGCTTCCTGAAAAACGGCGCGACGGTCGATGTGATTTATGCCAAGTCTCTGGGCGTCGATCTAAGCCGCCTCAAGGGCAACCCAACGGCGGCGTCGCGCATATCTGTCAAGATTGCTCTGGCATCACCAGCGCGCCAGATTACACGGTCCCTGTCCAGCACGATGGACAAGTCCAATGATGCCGACATTTCCTTTGAGAACGCGCGTGACGAGACGGTTGATCGGGCATTTGAAAGCGGTCAGGCCGAGTCCCGCGAGGAACGCGAAATCATCACCGGAAACGTGATCAACGGCTATGCCAAGTTTGGAGGTTCGGGGCAGATCGTATTCTTCCGGCGCGACAACGGCGAGTTGGCCCAAGGCTTGCTTATGCCGAAGGATTTTGACGCGAAGAAAGCGATGGAAGGCCATGCGAAGATTTTCCGCACCATCGACCAGGCTGTTCGGTTCGTTCAGACGGCGGGCAACAACAATGCTCCGGCCATCTTGAAAACAGCCGACGAAGTAATGACCGTGCAGCGGCAAGCCGCGGCACCAGACACGTTCCTTCTGACCATCGAGCGCAAGCGCGGCCACAAGCCCTATATCCTGAACAAGACAGTTACAGGCATGCTGGGCGAGTTTTCGTCGCGGTCTGGTCCGTTCAAGAAATACGTCTACGGCATCGATCAGTTGTCGGCGGTGCTGGCCGAATACGAAGCCAGCATCGGCACCGAGTATCAGGCACCGGCGTTCAAGGACGAGGCGCAGGCGATCATCGATGCAGACAACGTGCCGCCAGACAACGCGCCGCCAGATGGCGGCACGTTGAGCGCCAAGGTAGTCCGCACAGCGGACCCGAAACCCATGTCGTTCGCGGATCGTCTCAAGAAGATCGACAAGGGTGGCGTCACGCAACTCCACCGCGAACTGCGCGCGGAGTTGAAAGCCTTGGGTGTCGACCACCGGATCACGCTCGACGTGCAGCCCGATACGATCAACTTCCCCAATCTGGACCCGATGGACGGGTATTTCTTGGATACGGCCATTGGTGAGGGCGTGATCGGTGTTTCGGCAACGGCTGAAGAAGGGCCGAAAGGTGTCCTGCGCCACGAAATCATCCACGCCCTTCGCCGCCCTGAATTGTGGGGCGGAACACATGGCCTGTTCACCGCAGAAGAATGGAAAGCACTGGTGTTCGCAGCCCGCAAGGAAACCGCGCTGCGCGCAGAGGTCGATGAACTCTACCCAAATCTGGCCGAGGCGGGGAAGAACGAGGAAGTGATTGCCGAAATGTTCCGCATCTGGTCGGACCGGCGCGACCAGATGGACGCGGCGCCGGCTGTTAAAAAGGCGCTGGCGCGGATCGGGGAACTGATCGACGCCATCGTAAGGGCGCTTCGCAAGAACGGGGCCAACGATGCGGCCGCCGTGTTTGAGAGCATCCGCAGCGGCAAGATGGGGGGCCGCGATCCGCAGGGGCCAGGCGGGGCGCGCGGGGCGAAGCAGGGCAATTCCACCAACGCCCCGAGCGACGGCACATTGCAGGCCAAGCGTAAGAAAAGCGGCCCACGCGGATTTGAGGGCGCACCGAGCGTCTTTGCATCCGGCTACAAAGATGGATCGAAAACGCTGGTCACAAACACGCTCACCGAGGTCATGTCGGACAGGTTTGGCGCGAACATTCTGGCGCTTGTGCCGGGTCGCCCCTTGCTGGAAGAAGTGGCGCGCGGACTGCCATCGGCCAAGACCTATCTCAAAGCCAAGATGGAAATGGATTCCCTGCGCAATGAAATGCATGCCGCAACGGACAAGCTGGCGCAAAGCTGGCGGAAGCTGGTGACAAGCAACAAGGCGCAGAACAGCAAGATGATGGACCTTATGCATGACGCCACCATTGCGCAGGTCGATCCGTCAGGCCCGTTCATGGCGATCATGGAACCCCGCGATGCCGATATCATGCGCATCTACAAGAAGCACACGGAGGAATATAAAGCCGCAGCTGCGCGCAAGGCCAAGCACGACCGCAACAAGGCGGCCTATGCCGAGTTGCGGCCACGCTACGATGCCCTGCCGCCCAGCTTCCAAGCGATGTTCGTCAACGTGCGAAACGCCTACACCAACATGGCAAACGAGTTTGAAAAGGCGGTTGAAGAAAACGCCGCAAAGGCCATGACTGTCTCGGTGCGCCGCGCTGAACGCGCCTTTGATCGCAATGTCGAGAAATTCCGCGATGATGGGTTGACCGGCGACGTGTTGCAGGATGCGATCGACGGCGCCCGCCGCGAGTTGGAGACGGCCAAGGCGCAAAAGCAATGGTCGAAAATGGCCCGATTGCAGCAGCTACGGCAGCGATTTGAGGCAAACCGGATCGAAGGCCCCTACTTCCCGCTATCGCGGTTCGGGGATTTCTTTGTGACTTCGCGCGACGAAAACGGCAAGGTTGTCAGCTTTTCGCAATTCGAGAGGGTAGCCGATCAGAAGGCATATGCCGACGAAATGCGCAAAGAAGGTCTGAACGTCGAAACCGGCGTGATGAAGGAATTGCAGGCGCGCGAAGTGGTCGATCCCAACTTTGTGGCCGATATCGAGGCTTTGCTTGAGGGGATCAGCGCAGATTCTGCCGTCATGGATGCAGTCTGGCAGCAGTGGCTTATGACACTGCCGGATCAGTCGATGCGGACCAACCGTATCCACCGCAAGGGACGGCCGGGGTATGATGGCGATGCTTTCCGCGCATTTGGCAAGCAGATGTTCCACGGCGCGCACCAGCTGGCGCGACTGAAATACGCGCTGGACCTGACCGAAGCCCTCGATGAAATGCAAGGGCAGGCTCGCACCGCGCCAGATCCCGAGCGCGCTGGCCTTGTCTTGCGTGAAATCGGCAAGCGTCACGAATACACGATGAACCCCAAGGGTTCGGCATGGTCGCAGAACCTGACCAGCACAGCGTTCATCTTCTATCTGGGGATCACACCGGCAGCGGCCATTGTGAACCTGACCCAAACCACAGTGATCGGCTCCGCCGTTCTCGGCGCATATCAGGGCGGGGCCAAAGGGCCGGTTGTTGCTATGCGTGAATTGTCGAAGGCTCTGGTAGACTTCACGGGCGGGTTGGGCAGCAGCGATCCCGACCACAGCCCTGGGGCCATGACCAGCGCCCGCGTCACGGCGGAAGAACGCGCCGCGCTGGAGGAAGCCTATCGAGGGGGCATCATCGACAAATCGCAGGCGCATGACCTTGTGGGTGTCGGTGAAACCGGCGTGGAATACAGCCCCGCGCGCACGAAGGTCATGGGCTACATTTCGTTCTTCTTCCACCACGCAGAACGGGTAAACCGCGAGGTCACATTCCTTGCGGCCTATCGCATGGCAAAGGCCAAGGGTCTGGACCAGCAGGGGGCGATTGAAAAGGCGGGATCACTGACGTTCAAAACCCATTTTGACTATGCCAACACGTCGCGCCCACGCCTTATGCACAACGATTATATGAGGGTGCTTTTGGTTTTTAGAAATCACAGCATTAACATGCTCTATCGCCTTTTTCGTGATACGCACCAGTCGGTTAAGGGTGACACCCCTGCGGTCAGGGCAGAGGCGCGGGCGCAGCTTATCGGCATTTCGGCGCAGCTTTTGCTGCATGCCGGTGTGAAAGGTGTCTGGGGCTATGCGATCATTATGAGCCTGATCGGTTTGTTCTTCGCTGGCGGCGAGGACGAGGCCGAGGAAGAAATGGAGAAAACATTGCTGGCGTTCCTGCCGCGCGATGCAGTCGGCATGCTCTTGAACGGCATACCCGGCCACCTGACCGGAATCGACCTGCGATCACGCATCGGCTTCCCTGAATTGTGGTTCCGATCCCCTGACCGCGAGTTGGAAGGCAGCGACCAGTATTACTATTGGGCATCGCAGTTGCTTGGCGCGATCCCTGAAATCGCGCACAGGGCCGTGCGCGGGGCCGATATGGCGGGGGAAGGCTTTGCGAATGGCGATTTCTGGGCCGTCATGCGTGGTGTTGAAACGGCATCGCCCAAGTTTCTGCGCGATATAATCAAGTCCGGCAGATACGGCGTTGAGGGTGCCAAGACGTTCAACGGCGATCCGATCATTGACGACTTCCGCACCGGCGAGTTGATCAGCCAGGTGATCGGGTTTACTCCCGCGCGCCTGTCTGAACGGTATGACACAAACCGGCGATTGAAGAACGCAGAGGCGCGGATCACGGACGAGCGCCGCGCGATCATGGGCCAGATCGCGGATCAGATCATCGACGGCAAGCAGATCAGCGCGGCAAGCCAACGTCGCTGGGACGCCTACAACGCGGCGAACCCAGATTACCCGATCACACCGGCCAACCTTCGCCAGTCGATCCGCAGCAACGTCCGATCCAGCTTGCGCAACGAGTTTGGTATCCAGATCAACCCGCGCCTGAATGACAGGCTGCGAGAAAATGCAGCGGGGCCTATTTCGCGCTGACACCGCATGTGGTATGAGGTTGGGTATCGACGTGCATGATGCGCGTGTTCCCGCCCCTGATAGGGGTTGAATACTGCACATGAGGCGTCACCGACATGAACAATCCCTTTGTATCTCCATCCAGCGCGCGCAGCCCGATTTATGCGGGCATCGCGTCTGATGCTGTTCCAGTTATTCCGTCCGATAGCGTCGATCTGCCCCAGGCAGCCAGCGGCCTCTACATCGAAGCCGCAGGCGCTGTCGCGTTCATCACGGCATCGGGCGTAGCCAGAACCGTCAACGTCCCGGCGTTCTTCGTCCTGCCCTGCGGCGTTTCGCGCGTTCTGGCATCCGGGACAACGGCAACCGGCATCCACGCGCTTGTGATCTGATCACAGCCATCCAGTCGACCACACACCCAGCGAAAGCAATGGAGCGGATAGATGGACATTATACTACCCGACGCAATGAAAGTCACATTCAGCGCGCTGGCGGCGTTTCTAACCATCTTTGCCAGCATCATCGGTGTTTATTCGAGGCTGCGCGCGCAACTCGACCAGCTTCAACAGCGGTTTGAGAAAATGGAACGGCGCAATCTTCACGCGGATCAGGAGACAGAAGGCGTAAAGCGTGAGCAGGCTTTGCAGAAAACAACGGTGGCTGTCATGGCGCAACAGGTCAGCGGAATTGACAGATCAATTACGGAAATGCGCGGCGAATTGAAAGAAAACAACCAGCTTTTGCGGCAGTTTATGCAGGGCTAGTAACGGCTACAAAAGGAGCATGCCATGACCGCATCCAACTTCGACGCCGTGATGGCCGAGGTGTTCGCCCATGAAGGTGGGTTCGTCAACCATCCATCTGATCCGGGCGGGGCCACCAATTACGGGATCACCATCGGCACGCTGTCCGACTTCCGCGGATCAAAGCAAACCGTCAGCCAGGTCCGCAACCTGACTAAAGCCGAGGCGCGCGAGATATACCGCCGGAATTACTGGTCCAAGGTGCGCGGCGACAACCTGCCCGCCGGGATTGATCTGGTGGCGATGGACGGTGGCGTCAACAGCGGCATGCGCCGCGGGGCACAATGGCTGCAACGGGCGCTTGGCACCACTGCTGACGGCAATGTCGGCCCTATGACCATCAACGCGGCACTGGTGGCCGATCATGCCGCTGTCATCGTCAAGGCCTGCGCGATCCGCATGGGCTTCCTGCGCGGCCTTCGGACATTCTCCACCTTCGGCAAAGGCTGGTCGCGCCGCGTGGCATCGGTTGAGGCTGTCGGGGTCCGCATGGTGGCCGAGGCGGGCAAACAGCGTGCACGGCCCGTCCTGCTGGACCAGAAGGCCAAGGCAGCCGCAACCGCGCAACGTGAGCAGGCGGGGGCCACCACGGTCGGCGCTGGCGGCGTCGGCACCACAACACTGGCTGACCTGCCCACATGGGGCCTGATCGGCATCGGTGTCGCTGCCGTGGTCATTGTCGTCATGCTGCTCGGCCGCGCGCGCCACGACAATGAACGCGCAGACGCATATCAACGCATCGCAGAAGGAACTAAATCATGAAAACAACAGACCTGCGCGTCGGCCTCTACTTCGGCCTTCCGATCATCGCGCTCATCTTCCCCTGGTTCTCGTATGACGTTGCGACAGGGCTGGTCACGATCCAGTTCAGCATCGAAGCTGCTATCGCATCTGTCGGCACTGCTGGTGCTGCGGTGGCGGGTATCTACGCCAAGTGGGGCAAGCGATGATCCGCACCGTCCTGAAATGGCTGACCGGGGGCGCGCTTGATCGCGTCCTGCGAACCGTCGAGGCCAACGTTGCCGCCAAGACGGATCGGGAAGCCATCAAGGCCGAGATCATCAAGGCTCACTATGCGACGCGGCCGGATTTCATGCGGGCAGGGGGGGTCTGGCTGATGCTGCTCTTCGCCCTGCCGCTGGCCTTCTGGTGGTCGGCGGTTCTGATCTACTCGGTGTTCTGGTGCGCGCGGTGCGCCTATCCCGTCAGCTGGTCGATCGCGGCATTGCCTGCCCCACTTGACGATTGGGCTGGAATCATCGTGCTGGCAATCTTCGGCGTGCTGGGCGTGGACCGACTGCGCCGATGATCGTCGTGGCACTCATCATTTACAACATCGCATAGGGGGGCCGGACATGGCTTTTGGCTTTGGCCTTGGCATCGGGCGCGGCAGATTGCGGCGGTTTTTACTCTCGCAGCTATTTAACGCAGGCATACAGGGCGCGTGGTATGACCCCAGTGACCTGAGCACGTTATTTCAAGACAGCGCAGGCACAACACCTGTTACTGCCTCGGGGCAACCTGTCGGCAAAATGCTGGATAAGTCGGGCAACGGCAACCATGCGTCACAGTCTACATCTGCCAAGCGGCCAACCTACACTGCAGGCGGCGGGCTGCACTGGTTAGCTTTTGATGGGGCTGACGATGCAATGGCAGTGGCCGATGTGTCAGGGATGCGGCAAAGCGTCATGACGTTTTTCATTGGGGTTGATTCACTCTCTGTGTCGTCACGTGAGGATTGGTTTGCGTCCGGTAACGCTGCCGCATATGCTACAAACAATTATGTTTTTGGGAATAGCGCGTCAGCATTTCAGGTATTTGGAAGAACGCCCACCTCACCCGTTTACCAAGGGTCAATGACAGCAAACACAAAAGTTATCGTATCCGCAAGATCGGATGGAACTAATATTAATTCAAGAATTAACGGTGTTGCGCAAACTACGGCGGCTCTTACGTTAGGGACCGACGAAACATCGGGATTTACCCTGGGTTCATCGAAAAGTAACGTGGTAAATTACTCTTTTACGCGGATGAATATGTTTGGGCTGATCGTGCGCGGATCAACATCTAGCGCTGCTGAAATCGCATCAACCGAGGCTTACATGGCCGCAAAGACGGGAGTGACACTATGAGACTAACAATAGCATGCCCCGCCGACCTCCGCAGTGACGCAAACAACCTAGCGATGATCCTTGGCTATGGGCCATCTGACGCGATGACATACGGCGCACCAAACTGGCAAGACGGGGACGGCAATCTCTACGCCGTCGCAAGCCTGCCCGTGTCCAACACATTCACCACAACAGCACAGAGCGGCCTACAGCGCCCCGCTTGGGACACCGACAACGTAATCAGCATGGCCGCAGCCAATCGCGCACAAGCGGCGCTGGTGTTCAGCCTGACGCCTGTGACGGCCATGCCCGACAAGTTGACGGCATGTGCAGGTGACGACGCGCTAGCAACGCTTGCCGCGATGGGCCTGACGCAGGTTCCGGCTACCATTTAAGCAATGCCACAACCCCGCGCCCCTTGATTGAGGCTGCGCGCGCATCAGAGGCAACACGCGACCGCCTGCGCGGCGCTGACCGGAGTATTGGCAATGTGGATGAAGATCGTGACTGGCTGTGTCGTCGCTACAACCTTGACTGCCTGCCTGACACCGCCGCCGATTGAAACGCCGGTCCTCGATGCGCTCGATCAGCCGGTGTATCGCCTTGGCCGTGGCGTGGCGCTGCGCGATTGGGACGCCACCACATCAGCCACGCGGGATATCGTGGCGATTATGGATGCGAGGTGATTGCCTTGCCTAAACGCGCGCGCTTTGATGTGATCTACGCCGATCCATTCCGGGTTCAGATCGCCCTTTTCCGAAAGTTCAGCCATCTACAAAAGGAGTTTCCGAAAGCGCCCCAATTGCGATTGGCAAACGCAGGCTGCGTCATGTGGGTGGATGATGGGCGGGCTTGGTTCGCGCTGATCGTGCCACGTGGAACGCCGATACCCACCATCGCGCATGAGTGCGTTCATGCCGCTGATTTCGTCATGGATCACGCCAATGTTCCCGCAGAAGGCAACAGCGAAGTCAGGGCATACTTGATGCAGCACACCTTGGAGCAGGTGCTTAGGTTCACCAATCCTTAACAACATATCCGGCCCGCGCTGATCTGGGATACCGTTGGGATACCGATAAGCGGTATCCGGTGGGGGCGAACGGGCGTTACACCCCTCTAAAACAACTGAAAACGGCGATATGAACCCTCTTGCATTGCCCTCCGAAGGCAGAGGCCACAAGTTCAAATCTTGTCGGGTGCACCAATAAAACAAGGCGATTGTGAGTTTCAGATTTTGGCGGGATACCTTTAGGATACCGATAACCCCAAAATCGGCTTACTTGGACCGCCGGTTGATCGCTATGACCGCGCTTTTCTGGTGATCGGGCGAGTGATGGCCGTAGACGCGCTCGATGGTGTCAACGCTTGTCCCGAAGTATCCCGCTGCATCCCAGATCGTCGCGCCGTTTTGCAGCGCCCAGGTTATCGCGGTGTGCTTGAGCGTGTGCGGCGTCACGTCTGACAGATCGAGGTCGATCCCGCGCGCCCGCGCCATGTCCTGCGCGACCTGCTTTGCGTTCTCCCATCCCTTGCGGATATCGCCCACACGGTTGCCCCTGTGATCCTCGACCACGAACCGGCGACCCTTGGCGGCCTGCCGCCGCAGCCGCGCCAGATAGACTGTTGGCAGGCGGGCAGGCGTCTGGCGCTTGGCGGTCATTACCTTGCCTTGTGGCTTGCGGTAGAGGACGCCTGAGACCGTATCGACGTATCCGCCGTGGATCGTCGGCATGTTGATGTGCAGATTTAGGATCGTCTGCTTCCGGCTGCCGGTGTAGAGGCCGCACAGGATGAAATAGGCGAGGTGTCGACCATCGATGCGCAGGGACCGCGCCGCAGTAAGCAGGAACGCCGTTTCCTGCCGTGTCAGCCACCTTTCGCGGGGCGCAGGGCGCGCGGGCAGGACAACCGCTGGTGCGGCTGTCAGATAGCCTTCCTTGAAGCAGTGATTGATCGCGGCGCGCAGCGTTCCGAGTTCACGGCGCACGGTGCCATCAGAGGCACCGCGTTCGCGCGCATATCGGCGGCAGGTTTCGCCACGGATCGAGGATATGGGCTGTTCGCCCCAGAAGCGGTATAGCGCATCGATCGCGTAACCGATCCGTTCGGGGCTGGCGACGTTGACCGCGTGTTCTTCGCCATAGAGCGAGAGACACCGGCCAACCGTCATTTCATCGGTTGAAGCTGGACCAGCTGGGCGGTGTTTCCGCTCAATGTATTCCGAGAGGGCTTTTTCAGCTTCGTCGCGGTTGTCAGTGCCGGTGGAGACGCGCGCCGTGCCGTCCCTGATTTGCCAGTAGGAATCGCGCCCGTAGGCTGATCGGTCGATCCAGAACAGTCTGGCGCTCTTGGCCCTACGCGACATTTCTCAATCAGCTTCCCTAGATCATCTGGGTGCAGGCGCACGGATCGACCGATAAGAAGGGTCAGGCCGTGCCGGTCTGCCATCTTTCGCAGACCAGACTCCGAAACGTCAAGGATTTTCGCGGCTTCGTCAAAGCGGAGCAGCTTGGTTGCGCGGTCTGTCATTTCGCACCCCCCGCCATCATCCTGGCGACTTCCTGTTCATAGAATTGCGCCAGCGTGATCGTTCCTTCCCACATGACGCCATCGACCACGGTGGTTGCTCTTTTGCGCGGGGGCAGTCCCTGACGGCGCCTGCGACAGCTGACGCCGTTGATGCTCTGATACCCGCAAACCTTGGCGATATCTTTCATCGCCAAGCCTGCCATCCACAGGCGGGCAAATGTTTTATCATCAACACGTTTGCTCATTTCCCTGTTGCCGTGCCGCGACGGGAGGCCGAGGGCGCGGGCTTTTTGGCCCAATGCCGACTGCGTGACGCCCAATGGTGCTGCGATCTTTGATATCGGGATATCAAGGCGCGACCACAGCGGGCGCAGGTCGTCGGCGGTCAATTTCTTCAATGGGCGGGGGCCAAGGGCGCAGGGTGTCATGTGCAGTCTCCGTCATTCTTTTGGCGCAGAGCGCCAACTTTGATCAGGCTGTCGAACGCATCGCCCTGCCGATCCATGAAATCGCGCATTTCAGCGCGGCTGTAGGCGCTGGACCGGCCACCGCTGAACGCGATCTGGACAAGCCCATCGGGCAGGGTGAAATGGCTAAGATCAATCATCGGACGCCACCCTTACCCATTTTGAGGGATCTTTCTTTGTGCCGCTACCGTATGACCGGACGAGGCCGGATTCTTCCAGCGATCGCAGGTGGTATGATACCGACTGCTGTTGCAGGCCGGTCGGCTCCATAAGCTGCGATGCATGCTTGGGCGTATCCAGCAATTCGTAGATAGCCTTTCTGCTGCCGGTCATTCTGGCCTCGGTGTGCTTGACCCAACGATTTCTGCGCTTGGGCCGAAATTGGAACGCGATTGTGGCGGCCCAATTTTGCGCAAGGTGGTTTTCAGCCGCGATATATTCATCCGGTGTCATGTTAAAACATCTCCATCTGGAACGCCGGTTGCGTCTCCACTACTGGCGGCTCCCAAATCCAAGGACCGGATGCCGTGGGCAGCCGAGAGAGTGCGCCACGCATATGCTGCCTGAATTGGGACCACTCCGTTGCCGAGCAAGCGCAAAGCGCGTGACCTGTAGGCCAGCCCATCAGCCACGTTACGAAGGCGGGATTGAGCCTCGCTTTGGTCCACCAATGCAGCCTCTTTGCCGACCAGCGTTGATAGCTGCGAGAGGCTTGATACGCCGCAGATGATGGGTTCGAGGGCTTCCGCCTGCTGGGCGGTGAGTATGGCCGCGAAATTGAGCGCGGTGGCTGCGGCATCGCGGCGCGCAAAAGATGGTGCGCGATCCGGGCTTGCGCCAATGACAGATCGCCATGCACCGGCGTCTCCCGGGCTGGGGGGGAAAAGCCCTGTTCCGCGCGATAGTCCAGTTGATCCATGCGGCTTTTGCCGTCCTTGCGGGTAACAGTCGGGCCGCCGCCCTTCTGGTCGCGGGATCTCGGTGTCGGCCACTTGTCCGCTGTCGTTTGCAGATCCTCGCCCCCCTGCTGGTTGCCGCTCACTCCATTCGCCGATTGGACACGAGGGCTGGGCCATTGGTTGACCTTCTGCGTCAGGCTGCTGCCAGACATGCCATCCGTAATCCCAATCCCGCCCCTGTTGGCATCCGTCGCTGATGGCGTTGTCCACATTTTTGCTTGGTTCTCCAAGCCGACCTGCCCCTTGGTCCCATCCATCTTCCGGCCTGTCAGTGTCATTCCTTCTGGCATCGACCGCCCGCCATTCGGAACGTCTGGCGTTTTCCAAAGCGCCCCCTGGCCCTCCAACGTCAGGCGCTGGCTGTCTTTGCAGCCTCGATCGCGTGTGTATCCCCCAGACACAGTTCGCGGCGTCTGCCACTGCGATATCACCGCGGTCAACGTATCCGCCACGCCCCTGCCGTGCCGCATCCCCGCGGACTCCGAGTCCTCGGCCCTCGCGGTGGGCCACGCAAAACCAGCGTTGCCGTTCATGCGTAGCGCCGACTTCTTGCGCAGAGAATATGCCAGCCGCAGGCGTAAAGCCCATGTCGCGTAGTTCTCGCAAGACGGCTTCTGCGCCAAGACTGACGTGACCGGCGACGTTCTCAAGAATGATCCATCGCAATCCGTCGCCGAGTTCTCGGGCGACACGCGCGACGTGTGGCCAGAGGTGTCTGGGATCATCGGCACCCTTGCGCTGCCCCGCCATGCTGAACGGCTGGCAAGGATAGCCAGCCAGCAAGGTGTCGATTGCGCCAGCAAAGCGTGTGGCGTCGAATGTGGTAAGATCATCCCAGATCGGGGCGGGGGCGAAGTATCCGGCCCGCTGGGCTGCGATGATGGCTGATCGAGGGTATTCCTCCCATTCGACAAAGCAGCGGGTGTGGAATTGCGGCTCCGCAAGCAGGAGGCCCATATCAAGGCCACCGGCCCCGGCGCAGAGGGATAACCCGTTTCTGGGACGTGTTTCCATGCCATTACACACCACCCGTATATCCGCCGCGCTGGCGGTGTTGGTCGTTCATGGCGTCTGCCTTGGCAATCTCGCGCTCGATCATTACGGGATCGGTGCCGTGAGCGGTCACCGGAGCCAATAACAGGTGATCAAGCACGGCTTTGACCTGATGTTGGGCGTCTTTTTCGTGCGCCCATTCGTGTGTGATCCCGACGCCGCCAGGCAGCACGACACGGAGCATCGCACCCCCTCCGAGTTCAACACTCACGGCGGCCGCATAGCCCCACCTGATGCCGTCCAGAATTGCGCCGTTGAATATGTCCTCTGCATCATCCTCGGCCATTTCGTCGGCCACCTCGGCAATCAGATCAGCCGCCTCGTCCACATCGAGGCACTTCAAGCCATCGATCGTGGCGACGATGTTTGCTTTGAGAATTTCTCGTGGGTCAGTCATGGGTTTTCTCCATCTGTGTTGTTTCGGTCATGTCTTTGCCCTCTCGACGCCCGATAAACGCGGGGTGTAGCCCCTGATTTCATAGGTCGCGTCTGTTGTTTGATTGATCACTGGCCGTTCCGGCTCGCTACCCGCCCGATCAAGGCGCATATGTCCAGGTTGAACACCGCAACGGCGGCAGCTAAATACGCCAGCACGTCGCCTCGTAATTTGTTTCGCACCGCATTTGCGACAGTTCATTGTAAATTCCAGATTTGGGTGGCGGCGGGATAAAAGATCAGATGGCTACGCCTTCAAGCCCCACGCTCGATTGATCTTTTATCCCCGCTACGCGAATTGCTTTTACGCTCTAATAAGAACCCGCATGGGTTCTTC